ATGGTGGGCTCCACCAGGTTTATGTGTACTGTTAGTGAAATGCGTCTATGTCAATGTTGTGTTTACCCGTCTTTGTGTAAACACAACATTGACATAGACGCATTTCACTAACAGTACACATAAACCTGGTGGAGCCCACCATTCCCTAAGATGGAGTTGCCAGGTCCTGCTGGGGCTGTCATAGCAGGGGAATTGGCACTAAGACGTCAGATAAATGATCGAGAGAGAACAATTAGTCACTACGAAGGTGTTCTACATTCACCTAGACAAATTCAACGGAATGTGGCTGACTTCTTCACATTCCATAGGAATGCAAATGGTAAAGAAGTATACTGGCAGATGAAGCAGGATCCAGAGCTAGGATCTGTTAGCGGGGTGGAATTGAGATTGACAGATGCAAACCTATGCAAGACCAAGCATGAGATGGTTGCACAGTTCTTCTGTGGTGGTTTCAACACTGATGCAGCATGGACACTCATAAACCCTGAGTGTCCAGACAAAACCACTCCTGATGGAATATTCAATCTGGGTCCTAAGCTGTGGGTGGTTGTAGAGGTTGGCACGACACGGGGCCAGCCATACAAAACATACAAAGACAAGTTTGTGAAGTATTTGCCAACCATAGCAGATCTGATTAGGAGGGACCCTGAACTAACAATATTGTTCTGGATAATAGTTGTATCCCCAAGCAGTGTTCTCTCCACATTCAGATTGCCAAATCAAATTGTGGATGAATTGTCACTCAGATTCCATATTGGTATTGCAATGGAAGACCAATTGATTACAGCCCACCTTATGGATGCAGTTGCAGAAGACCTGACAGAAGAAGAGAGGGCAATTTTAGCCTCTGTTAGGTCATTGGGAGAAGTACCAATTGTTGGTAGGGACACAACCATCAGGGAGATGTCAGCAAATGAGCATGCAAATTTCGTAAAGAACAAGGATTATATTGACAAGAGTGTCAACTTGATGATTCAAGACACTGCAAAAGTGATGAAGACAATGACAGAGTCAAAAAATGCAATGCATAAAGCATTCAATGAGATAGAAACTGTAATAGAGCAGTCTGGTGGGGCTAGAATTGACCACAAGGCACCAGTCCAAATGCCATTTTTATATGCCACTGAATCTAATAATGAAGATGTTTTAACTGAAGGGATGTCGTTTCAAAAAAACAACTTGCCGGAACACATACAGCACGTGTGGATGTGGGCCTATTCATCAAGGGTGGGCACTCCCTCAAACTTCCAGTCCTTACCATTGGAAGAAGAGGTTGAAAGAGCGATGAGATCTGGATTCCCTGAGCAACCTGATCCAAATAGATCCCACTGGCATAGAGTTAAAATTGACTTAAAGCAACATGAAGAAAAATTTTCTCTGGATGGCTTGGGAGGGAAGAAACACAAAAATGAGTATTATAAAGAAATGAGAAGGGCATACCAGTCCACTGGCTTTTCTGTCAAGGCTAACACCGATGACATAGCTGCATGCCTAAACATTGTGCCCACAAGAGGTGATGTGGTTAATAGATATTCAGATATGCTCACCCCCCTCTTAGCAAAGGCTAACGAATTAATTGGCAACACATCTGATGGGTTAGAGCTAGTCAGGGAGATCTTTTCTAGTGATGTGGTTACTAGCCTTTGTCAAATGAGTGTTGTTGCTAGTGAGCTTGCTGTCAGTTCAAAACAGCATACCAATAAAGATCAATGGGTGCTAAAGAAGATATTAGGGTACAACATCGAGTTGCTCGTGAGACCTACTAACTCAGAGTCTCATATCTTCTTTCTACTGAGATTCAAGGGCAGGCCGTTAGAACAAGGAACCTTCAGGCCCACATATCTCAGTGATGGGTGGCATTATACCGAGCTGCTGTCCATCAATATGTCTAGATTAGAGAATTTTATTAGAGCACCTCTCACTTATGCACTGACACTGCTACATTTTAGAATCAATGTTGATCGAGTGCAGAAGCAGGACTTGAACCGGACAAGCTCCAGTGGGTACTCAGAAAAGATGGCAATGTGGACACTGCTGTTTTCCCTAGAAGATAAAACTCAAACTGAAGAAATGGCACTGAATGTGAGATATTTGATGATGCAATTTGCTAAGGGTCCTGATCCATTGAGCCCACCACAGCCAGCACCAATCATTAAGAAAACCCCCAATGTGCTCCGATCTAGGCTTGCAGTGCACCTTTACAACCAGATTAAGAAGTACTGCTACCTCCAGTTTGATGGACTACCAGTTAAAGTAGTAGCTAAGGCAAATGACACTGACCACTCTGCTGACCAGTTTGAAGGACTCTTATGTCCATTAACCCATAATACCGTGAATACTTTTTATGATGCAGTGCAAATTATGTACATAGCATATGCAAAAAATAAAGATACTCAGCCAGAGCAGAATAGTGACTTTGCGATGATTAAGAAGATAGCAGATTATGTGCTGAATGTTGATCCACAGAGACGAGCATATTATGATGGATCCTCTGACCCTCCCATCGAGGAGTATCCAGGGCCTCACGAATATTCACCTTCCTTCTTAACTGAAGCATGTGATTTGTTACGTAAGAGATTTACAGGGGACTTTGGAAGAAGCTGGCAGGAAACATTAGAGGTTGAAATTCTCAGAAAACTTGTGAAGACAACTCACCATGAGTCCCTGGCTACCATGAAAGCATCAGCCAATTTCTTTCTTGAGGATGCAAAGATAATGGCAGAATTGGAAGACTTGGAGGAAAAGAATTTTGGGAAGTTGAATGACTCCCAGGCGGCTACTGCAAGGATCCTACTTGATATGATGAGAACAGGGAACTTTGAGACTGATGACTTAAGATGGGCTGAACTCCACAATCTGATTTATATGAGTGATATTCATAAAACTGGGTTAGGCAAAGGGAAGTTCAAAAGGATAGCAAAGTCCTGCAAGTGTCATGAGGCTGTTATCAATGAGTTAAGGGCAGACTCAGAGTCAGTCCCTTTGTTGATTGGTGACTACCCTAGCATATTCAGGAGTGTAATGGAATCAATGGGGGGTGTTTGCTGCTATCTATTCAAGAAGAACCAGCACGGAGGTCTAAGGGAAATATATGTGCTAACTTTTAAGAGCAGATTGCTTCAATTACTCCCAGAGGTTGCAGCTCGAGTAATATGTGGGATGTGTCCAGAAGAGGTGCTGACTCACCCGGATAAAAAGATTTCTGGATATGAGAATCATCAGACAAATGTCATGTCTTCAGTGGGACAGGGGACGTCAACACAATACATACACCGCACCTCATCTGAAGATAAAAGTAAATGGAGTCAAGGAATGAATGTCTCAGCCTTCAATTTTATGTTTGCAAGGTTATTGTCTTCCAAGTGGTCCAATGCAATCAGTAGGGTGATGCATGCATTCAGGAATAAGAAAGTGATGGTGCCGGAAGGTGTGATGAGCATATTTGAACAAAGGATACCGCTCAGTGATCCAACATACATGACATTAATGGAAGACTACAACAACACCATGGCTCGCAAGCATTTTGAGAACCAGAGAGGGCGAATGTTTTTGTTGACCCCAACTGGGATGTGGCAGGGGATACTACATTACTGCAGCAGCCTATTACATGTCTTGCAGACCCTGCATTATAAACACTTGTGCAAAATGATTTTCCAAAGAAGAACGCAGGAGTACAAGAATGCTAATGATGAAGGCTTGGGATTATTCTTGATTGATACAGTGGTTAGCTCAGATGATTCGGCCACTTATGCATCCATAGTGCTACCACAAGGATTTACCCAGAAGACCTTAGTGGAAGCAGATAAGGTGCTTGACCAGCTTATGAAGCTTGAGGTAACACATAGTAGATTCTTCATGATGATTGAGTCTCCAAAATCCTGCATTTCATCAAAGACAGTTGGTGAGTTCAACAGCATATTCTCATGCTCACGAACCTATATCAGTCCCACCATAAAAAAAGTCTTGGCTGCTGCTACCATACCAGAGAATGAAGATCTTGAAAGCAGACAGATTGTGATTTCCAACATGCTGAAAGACATCTTAGAAGAGGGTGGATCTCACTTCCAGATACATGTGACTGAGCTCATGATTTCATTCTTGCACTACACAGCCCTTGGATTAGGGACATCTAGACTATTCCAACCCTGGGCTGATCTCATCATTGAACATCCTGACACACATCTGGGATTCATGGTTGTAGACCTGATGGATATTTCAGGTACATTCGGGTTTGATTTCAAGAAATACATGTCTCTAAGATTGACTGAGGTCCCTCTAATGGCAAGCATGCCTGCAGCATTGAAAGCTGGGATTGAAGGGTCTTTCAATTCTGGAGTGGTCCTTACTCAGGGTGATAGAACAAGATGGAAGAACTTTGTCAAAAGAGTGGTTCAGCCTGGATGGGAAGCATACCTGGAAGCCAACCCAGAGGTGTTGTACATGGAGAGGGGAATTTCAAAAGAACAGATTGAAGCCAGGCTGAGCAGTAAAGCTTGTTCAAAGGGGGTGCATGAGGCATTGAAGCAGGGGAATTCGATGTCCAGGTTGATATCAAGCAGTGTTTATCTCCTTGCAAGGAATGTGATAACAGTTAAGAAGTTGAACATGGTAACTGGAGAGGGTACAGTAAAGGAGACTAGAGAATCTGAGAAGAAGTCATTGCTCTCACTCACAGCATCTCAAATGCAGGCTGAAGCTGACATAGTAGTCCATTCTGAAATGACTGAAGAACAGAGAGCTGTATTCTATCCAAATTCAGCATTGCACTTAGCTGTTGCAAATAGTATGATGACCATGAGAGGCAAGGATCTTATCAGGACTGTCAGATACAGACGTGTGCGAAATACAATTGAAGTAAGGGGCAGTACAAATACACTGGTCTTGCCAATCATGCAGGTGCTGAGATGGAAATGGTTAGGATCACGTGTTAAGATGGCAAAAACCACACTAGACTACTCGTGGGCTCACTACCTGTCAGTGTTTCCCTGGCTTAGAGACACTCTAAGGGGGACTTTGGAGTTTAGCCCTTTTGAGACACACACTGGCTTGTTCAGTTTCTTCCAAGGAGTTGATAAGAAAAGTGCAAGGCTGTCTGTGCTCTGCAGGAGGGTTAGATCCTTAAATCCACATGCTCAGCTGGTTGAAATGGCAAAGCACAACCAGTACCCTGAATTGCGATATTCAGATGGGCATCATTATATAGTAGAAGAAAAGGTTGATTCTGCCTCAAGACCAACTATGGATAAGATCTCAGCTGTGACTTCAGTTCTAACTGCTATCATTCACTCCCCCTATATTGGAGACATAGAGCACTTCAGCGATGAGATTGCAGAGGTTATAGAGTTTACTGATGATGAACTGGTGACATTGTCAAAGACCAGAGCTTTCTCTAGGGTTGCCACCCTACAGTCAGTCATAGAGAATAGACCAAATGAAGAGGTTGAAAAAATGTTGTTGAACTCCGGTCAAGGAGTTGTCAAGCTCTACAAGCATGCCCAGATCAAGCGTGGTAATTCATGGAGTGGTCCAGGACGGTTGATTGTCAAAACTAAGACTACATCAGTGGAGGTCTTAGTTCATGATACCCATGTCATCGCAATTAAAACTCCTTCATTACCTGCGTTGGAAGAGGAGTATGCATTGATTTCATCTTACCTGTCATCTGATGGTTTTGATTGGGACCTTCCAAAGAATGTGAGAGCATATAAGGAACATTTCAGAGAATTAGGCCGAGCCTCTCTCCATGATGTCTGCTGCTCTAACAAATCCTTATGGAGAGTGCCGAGGGCAAGCACTTACACAAAGACAGCTGCAGGGAGGCTAATAACTAAGTCCCCCCCTTCAGGGTGGGATATGCCATTTCCAGTTGTGATTAGGTCAACTGATGAATATGAAGGATATATTCAGGGGAAGCTGACAATCCTCAAGGTGTCTGATGGCATAATGAACAGGCTGGAATTGGTTTCTACTGTGGATGGAAGAGAATTAACCTTGATGAGATACTATGGTCCTCGGAAACCGATTGCCGACAAGAAATTAGAAGAACTGTTTGAAGATAAAAGAGATTCTGAAGACATTATGTCAACATGGTTGTACCATGGAAGGATAAATTGGAGATTTGGCTTAGACATGTTGGCATGGGCGGCCGAACTGGAAGATGCCACTCCTGAAATGGCAGCTCAGTTCAGCAATTTCCATGCTGACAGGCTCAGAGGATTCTTGATAGAGTCTTTCAAATCCGCTTGCAAGCAATCAGGTAGATTGCAGATGAACCAGCCAGATTATGTTTCAGAATTGAACCAAGTCTATACAGAACGGTTTGAATATTCTAAGGACATGAAAGATGCAGTGTATGGTGTCAACTTCGATGATTTCATGAAGGTTGTGGATGAGAGGTCTATCCTAGATGAAGAAGGAGCTATTGCTGGTGCCCTCCCTGATGTGATGGATTCCCCTGATGTCCCCACAGTCCATCTAGATAGAACAACGTCAGAGGGGCCGCTTGCCATAGATGATGATGAACCCGTTAGTGATTCACCTAGACCAAACACGGGAGAAGTTGTGAACTGGGTTGAAGACATTGTCCCTGACATCCCAATACGATTTGATGATGTTGAGTCAGTCGGTGCAGATCAAATTGATCCATCCACCAGCTCCAAGTCCTTGGTTGACACACATGAAGTCAATCCTGATATGTTCGACTTTAAAGCCACACCATTATACAACATGTCACACCCATTCTGGACTGAAGTGATAATAGCCTGTACCAGAGGTGGAGTTTGGGAAGCTATTGAAAAAGGGTTCCGCCTGCAGGGTGCTTCAGCCAGGGCCGAAACCATTGTGTGCCAGGTCACAGGACTTATCAAAGCTAAGCTACCTGGTCTGGAGGATCTAGATGATGAGCTGTAAGATGCTGCTTTAATATATCGATTCAATGGGATAACATTAAAGGGATGATTTACCCACACAAAGACCG